CGTTGGTCCGCGTGTTGGTGTCGTCGCACACCTTGCGACCGGTCAGCGTCCCCATGAGTGCGATCGCCGCTCCGAGTGCCAGCACGGGTTGCGGCCGGAACGCCGTGGCGACCATGAACGCTGCCAACTCACCGACGAAGCCCGGCACGCTGAGCAGGCGATCGGGAAACGGTCCGGGATCCGGTGGTCCGTCAGCACGCGGCGGCGCGTACATCTGGGCCCAGTGGTTCTCGATCAGTGCGACCGTGATCTGGTCGGGCTGGTAGCGAGCGACGCTGTCGGCGATGCGCTCGACTTCGAGTGCGTCCAGTGGTGGCGAACACCGCTCGGTATTCGCCCGCTCCAGCGCGGCAAGGATTTCGCTACGGGACATTCCCGCGCGGCGCATCGTGCCCGCCAGTTTCGCCAGAGTGGCGTTTCGCTGACCAGACGGAATCGCGTTGGCACCTGGCGAACCGGACGCGACACGGGCGGCCGTGGGCGACGACGTTCGCGGAATGGTGGCACGGGCTGGCTTCGCTTTTGATCGTGGAGTCGCCAGTTCGTCGAGCTGATCGATCAGCCACTGCGGCGGCTCTGACAGTTCCGCCGGCGGGACATCGAGTTCCAGTCCATCGGCCCAGCGATACGCCTTGCCGCCTGAGAGCATCGATGGTGGGACGACGATATATCCGCCGTCGGCCCGTGTATCGACTTTGTCGGCCAGTCGGCCAGCCGTGTTTCTCCACAACCGCTCGTGTGGCTGCCGGAAGATTTGCTGTCGGCCTCCATTGGCCGTATGAGAAAGCGGCGCAGCATCCAGATCGGCAGAGCGGTCCGGCTCGTCGACAAGCCAGGTGCTGCCGGCATCGACGTCGATCACGATGAGCCCGTGGGTCGCGATGCCGATGTTCGCGTTCGGACGCTGCTGCCACCATTGCTCGATCAGAGCCGCATCGGTCGTGGCATCGCGGTTGCCGCGTTTCGTCAGTGGTGTCTTGCGTCCCGGCGCGCACGGAAACACCGGGTAGCCGAGTTCGGCATACCGCAGCGCCGCCATGCAGAGTGCAGTCCGTTGCACGTTCAGAAAGGCACCTCGTCGTCATCAAAGCTCGGAACACAGAAGACGGCTTCGGGCACCTCGCCGAGTTCGTAGCCGATGATCCGGTCGTACTTCTCACCAGCGACGTTCCGGACGGTGATCGCTTCAGTCGGGGCGACTCCACTGGCATTGGCAATGTCGACGGCTTCCTGTGCCGTGGACGGCATGGCATCAGGCGAGCGGCGTTTCCACCATTGCTCCGCCTTCCACCGCGCATAGCCGGTGTGTTCGAAGCAGATCCATTCTGACTGCCAGTGATCGAGTCCCAGTCGGTACTCGACCCGCATCGTTCGTGGTGCGCCCTCGTCGGCATCACGTTTGAAATGGACGCTGTAACGGATGTCCTGCACGTCGTAGCGGACGTCGGTCGTTTCCCCGGACAGCACGCCTGCCGAACTGGCTTTCGCTTCGTGCTTTTTCCGATCGGCTGGAGGAAACTCGTATTCGCAGTCCGGGCAGATGCTGTATCCCGCTGCCACCAGGGATCGGCACTCCGGGCACATCTTCACCGGCGCGGAACCGTCGCTATCCGTCGGTCGGGCTTCCACGATGATCTGATCGATCGGTCCGTGACGTTCGATGTTCCCGCCGAAGTCGAGAATCAGGCAGTCCTGCTTGCCGGGATGCAGTCGGAACCCGCGACCGCACATCTGGACGAGCAGACCCGGCGACATGGTCGGTCGAAGCAGCACGACGCAGTCGATGCAGGGTGAATCGAAGCCGATCGTCAGCAAATCGGAGTTCGCCAGGAACTTCAGCGGTTTACGGTCGAAGAGATCGCCCGATTCGTCACGGCGGAATCGGGCCAGAATCTCGTCGCGCTCGCGGGCCGGCGTTTTGCCACAGACGAACCCGCATTCGACGCCCCGACTTTCCAGCATAGTCTGCACGTGCTGCCCGTGATGGACGCCCGCCGTGAAAATCAGCACGGACTGGCGATCGGCTGTCAGTTGCAGGATCTCATCGCAGGCTGCATCGACGAGTCCGTCGTCATCCATCAGCCGCTCGACTTCCTCGGCGACGAACTCGCCGCCGCGAACGTGCAGCCCGGTCGTGTCGACCTGTGCCGTGCCGGCTTTCGAGATCAGCGGACTCAGATACTCATCGCGGATCAGTTCCCGGATACCGACCTCGTAGCAGACGGCGTTCAGGAAATGCTCCGGTGAGCAGATAGGACCGGAGTCCAGCCGGTACGGTGTCGCCGTCAGGCCGATCGTGCGCAAGTGCGGATTGACGACGGATGCCTCGCTCAGGAACTGGCGATACATGCCTTCGCCGTCTCGCGGAATCAGATGGCACTCATCGACCAGCACAAGGTCGAACGGATCGAACTCGCACGCCCGTTTGCAGACGCTCTGAATACCGGCCACAAGCACCGGTGTGTCGGTGTCGCGGCGTTTCAGCCCCGCCGAGTACAGCCCCACCTGCAGATCAGGACACAGCCGGCGAATCTTGTCGGCGTTCTGCTCGAGCAGTTCGCGGCGATGGGCGAGGATCAGCACGCGACCGTTCCACTGCTGAACGGCGTCCGTCGCAATCTGCGCGATGCACCAGCTCTTGCCCGAACCGGTCGGAAGCACGACGACCGGGTTGTCATCGCGCGTCCGCAGGTGCTGGTACACCGCATCGACGGCTTCACGCTGATAGGGCCGCAGAGCGGACATTCATACCTCAATGATCTGCACGAGCGTTTGACCGCCCTGAACGGGTTCGGCCTTTTTGATTCGCAGGTCGACGATCTGGCTGTCGTCGATGTAGACGCCACCGTGCTGAAGAGCATCGAGCAGAGCCTTGGCGATGTTGTCGATATCGCGCCGGCGGCGGTCAGGTGGCGACGCCACGATCAGCACTTCGAGTTCTTCGGTCAGAGTCAGAATGGGCATGTCCGCGAGGATCGCCAGCACGGTTTCCCGAAACCGGCGACCTTCGCGACTGATCAGCGTTCGTGGTCCGACCCGTCGCCAGTAGTGATTGATCGATGGCGGCCACGGCAGTTCGAGTTCGATCATGTGGCACGGCTCCACGGAGGCGAATTCGTGGACGTCGCGGCCTCAGCGGCTGCGACCGGAGCCGACTCTTTCTTTGAGTAGCCCTTGATCTCATTCGTGATCTCGCCGGTGTCGTCGCGCCGCTTGCAGCGCACGTGAATCACCAGCGGCAGGTTGTGCAGCTCCATCGAGTCTTTCGGAGCCATGACGCCAACCGCACGGCAGATCGCCGACAGTTCCGCTTTCGCAATCGCAACAGCAGTCGCGTTCGGGTTATCGAGATTCAGCCGCGCCCACAGGAAGCGGTTGGCGTGCGGACCGTCGATGACCTGAAACGTGAGCTGCAGATACTGCCCGGTGCCGGACTTCGTTTCTTTGAACTCCGACTCGGTGATCACAGCCGCATACTTGCCGGCGGGGATTGGTTCGAAATCGGATGTCGGTTCCACCTGGTTGGCGTCAAATCCTCTGAGGTCAGCCATGCGTTTCTCCTGTCGGCTGGTTGGTTGTCGAAAGTGCGTTGATGAATGCGGTCCACGAGAGGTCGATTTCCTCGTCGATCCCGTAACGGTTCTTCGCGATGCACGACGGACCGCCGACGCAGCGAAGAATGCGTTCGCCGCCCGCGCTGCCGATCTCTTTGGCGATCGATCGCTTCCGTCCGAAGCCGGCGTCTTCGGTCTGCGTGCGGAACTTCCGCGTGGCGAACAGCACGGCATCCGACCACTCGTTGACGAGAGCGCCGGCGTGCTTGTGAAGCCGCGGCGAGTAGCGGTCGTAAGCGGCAGTTTCCGGATCTTCGAACTTCTCGACTTTCGCGTGAGCGATGCAGATCACGACCATGCCGCGATCGGTCCGGAGCCCGTTCAGAGCGTCGAGCACCTTTCGCCAAAGCGACACCGCATGCGTGTAGCCCTTGGCATAGCCTCCATCGACTTTCTCGATCGACGCGACGTTGTACTGCCGGCACAACTCGTCCCAGATCAGTCGTTCCAGCCAATCAAGGCTGTCGATCACAACCGTCTGATAGTCGTGCTGCTCCATCGCGAGGTCAGCCAGCGCCGACTCGACTTCTTCGAAGGTTGTGGCGAGAGGAAAGCGGTCGCAGTCGATCTCCGCCAGTCCGTCTTCCGTCTGAATGAAGACGGGCTTCGGAGCCTGTGCTGCAAATGTGCTCTTCCCGATGCCCTCCGTGCCGTACACCACCAGTCGAGGTGGCATGGGCTGACGGCCCTTCTGAATCTGCTTCATGAGTGACATGCAGTTGCAGTCCTTTCGTTGAGTGGATGACGTGGGTTGGGTTGGTTGTTGCGTTCAATTCGAAAGGCGTCTTCGCCGAACTCACGACGAAGAAAGCCGAGGAACACCTTGCACAGGTCACGACCGGCATCGGTGTCGGCCGCGACGACGACTGTGCGAGCGTCCGTGTCGAGAAAATGCCCCGCGTCCATGCGGACGCGTTCACTGCCATGCAGGCTTTCCGTAGCCCAGATTGCGAGCAGCAGGCTCGCTTCCACATCCTCGAAGGGGACTTCGTCTGCGAAGACGAAGCGTCGGGCAGTGCTGTGCATCCAGGTGTTCCTCGGCGGGATTTGTTTCGTCTCTACCTGTAGACCTACCCGGTTCGGACGCGAGGTGACGAAGTGATTTTCAAAGCCAGTCCCGGAGTGCTGCGTCTTCGAAGCGTTGCCGCAATCGTCGAACAGCGTCATTGAGCGTTGTCCGTGGGACTCCCAGTTCGCGCGCCGCCTGGGAGATCGACGTTTCACTCAATCGCCTGGCCAGGTCCCGGTCGTCATCGTTGAGCGTTTCAAGCAGTGACGTGACATCAACGGCCAGCGATTCCTGTTCGAGTTGATCACGCGGTGCCTGTCCGCGGTGGCGGTTCTTTTCCGTGGTGTCGAGACAATCGCCGAGTTCAACAGGTGCCTCGCCCGGTACTGGCACTTTGCAATGCAGCGAATCCAGTCGATCACTGTCGCGTTTGAGAGCGCGCTGGTCGCGCAGCAGGTTGGCTGCGCAGCGATTGACGACCGTCGTCACGAAGACATGCCAGTGGGCACGCTTCGGATCGAA